GACGCATCATTACTGGTACTGGCTACCCCGTTCAGGATGTCCGAACGTGACTGCGTGCGGGCAACCTGCACCAACGCCCCACCCGCACCGCCCTGAACCGTCCACACCGGGACCGTCTTAGCCTGCGAGTAAACCTCAAGCGCCCCGTCGCCGGTCATCCTGTACCAGCACCCAATAGACCGCACAAGGTCCAACACATGCGCCGCGTGGTTGTCCTTGTAAACCATCGACGAGGGAACATACTGGTCAACGACACCGGTCGCGACAGTGACCGGGCAAACCTCAGCCAACAACCGGCGAACCTCAGACACCACCGTCGCGCCCTCGGGCGGCGACTCAGGAGCCCAAAAACGGTAATCCGCCGCCACACGGGTAAGTTCCTCAGCGGAAACCGGGACCGACGCCCCACCAGACACCCATTCAAGGTTCTTCCCCGCGACACGCCACATCTCATTCGGCTGGTTCTGAGTAATCAACCACCAACCCAAATCCACTGACGACCCGGCGCTCTCAAACACCGTCTGCACCCTGGAACCAGCCGCCGACAGCGGCTCATCCCAACCCCACGGGGCAAGAGCACCCGTACCATCAACCACAGTGAACGACGCCTTACCCTGAACCAAAGCCGTGTCCGCGCCATCCCAAGACAGCGACCACTTCTCAACCGGGAGCGACTGCCCAACCAACGCCCCGTCATACCACGCATGACACACAAGCCTCGCGTCCGAAACGGACCCGCTCAGGGCGTCCAACAAACCACCAGGAAAGGCACGCATCAAGCCTCCAAAGGGCATAGAAAAAGACCCACCAACAGGCGGGGCCACAATCAGTGAGGGGGCTTTACAGGTCCGCGTAGATCAGCGGGTTCTTCTGCACATCCAAATACGTCAACCCGCTATACGCGGCCTGAACCTCGTCATACGTCACACCAGCCAACAACTGCTGCACCTCGTCATACGTCACAAACCCACTAATCGCCGCCTGCATCACAGCAGCCACCAAATCACCCGTCACACTCCAACGAGTCAACGTGCCGCCGTAATGCACGTTCACCGGCTGCTCAACAACCTCCGCGCATAAATAGGACAACGCAGGCAACGGAACCATGTCCGTAGTAGTTCGCAGCAACAAGATCGGGGCCTCAGCACGCAAAGCGCGGAACGCCGAAGCCGTCACCGCATCATCCGAAGCAACGCTAACGTTGACCCTCGAAGCCGCGGCAACCTGCCCACCCAAAGCCACAGGGTAAGGCGACCCCATCACCTGAACCCGCGACTGATCCGACCGATACTCCACACTCGTCAAAGCATCAGAAACCATCGTCAAAAACCCTGGGTTCACCCCAGCAGTCTTCACCGGCAAAAACTTATCCGGCTGAATCGGATCCTGAATGATCGCATCCTCAGACTCAAGAATGATCGTCGCGGAACAGATCGCCGCACCATCAGCGGAAAGCGTGTACGTCACCGGACGGTTCAACGGGGCCGACCAGTCAACATCAGTGTCCGAATCCGTGAACGTCCGGGCCTTCCAACCCGGAACCGTCCACGACTCACCCTCACACAACCTCGTCAACGTAAACGTCAAAGACGACGCCACATCAGTAACCGTCACACGAACCCGCGGCGGCAAAGCAGCAGGCGACTCATCAACAATGCTTTCCAGTGTCAGGGACGCCAGACCGCCAGTAGCGTAAACAACCGTCAACGCGACCTCCCCCCAACGGTTGATGCAACACCATTCAAACCAGCGTTCACAGCCTGCACAGCGATCCCATGAAACACCCCAAGAACCTCACCCGAATCCATCACCAAAGTCCCCGTCATCTGCAAAGGAGCCTGCGGGGTATCAGACTTCATCGATACGGTCATCTGCGGGGCAGCGGCGGGCGCGTACTTGTACCCGGCGTTCATCGCCTCCAGCACGGGGCGGTGCGCCGCCGTAGCCTCACGGGTCACCACGAACTCCCCAGGAGTCAGCATCGCCGGAACCGTGTCAGTTCCCCTCGGAACGAACCTCGGGTAACCGCCACCAGCCAAATAGTTGATGATGCCACCGTTAGCCCGGTAAGCGTTCCCAGAAGCGTACTGATTCGCGGTAATCATCGAATTGGCCTTCAGATGATCCAACGCCGCCTGCGCCGCGGAAATATCAGCCTGCGCGTACAGTGTCACGGTCTTGCCATTCAACGAGTCAGCCTTGCCCCGGATCCCTTCAAGGGTCGATGAAGCATGGTCAGCAATCCAAGCATCAATGTTGACATTCTTAGGGATACCCAGCGCCTTACGCGCCATAGTGTCCGCTTCGTCACCCGTGATACCCAACTGCCCCGCGGCACGCACCAAGTCGTCGTAACTAGTACGGAGAGAACCTTGCAACTGCGCTTGAGCGGCAGCAGATCCCTGAGTCTTCAGCGTTTCCTCAGCAGTCGCTTCAGCCGCCGAAATCGCAGCCTGCGCCAACCCGTTGAAAGCCGACTGATTAGCGCGGCCCTTCTCGGTGTTGATGTCAAGAGTCGTCCCGTTCGTCTTCACCGATTCAGTCATCCTGTCGATTGCATCCTGATACGCGATAGACGCATCCGAAGCGGACAGCGACAGCAGCCCCGCGGCGAACAACGATCTGCCGAAAGCGTCGATGTCCGTAATCGCGCCCTCAGCGCTAATACCGACTTCCTCCAAAGCCTTCGCCATTTCCTCGGTAACAGGGCGTGCCTCACCTGTCTTGCTGATGTACGTTTCCGTGGCACCAGTAGCCGCCGCCATCGACGCCGGAACCTTACCCAAAGCAAAGTCAAGAAGTTCCTGTTCCGACAAAGTGACGCCCGCCTGATTGGCGAGACCAAGCAGCGCGTCCTTATAACCGGGCACATATTGAAGGGCTTCCTTTGCGCCCTTGCCGTTCTTCTCGAACTCCTTGGTCAAGAGGCTAAAAGACTTAGCAGCCGTTTCACCAGCGCCATTCTTTGCCAGGTTCCCCATTTCCTCGCCAAGACCCTTCAGGGAATCCTCAAGCTGCCCGATTTCGCCCTTCGGCAAACCAAGAAAGTTCGTGAACCCCTCAAAGAACTTATTGCCCGCATCATTGAACGTCTGATTCGACAGACGGCTGACAGCATCGGAAAGGTTATTCACCTTGACAATATCCTCGCCAAACGCTTTGCCAAGGTTCTGAAAAATCGAATCAAGATCAGAGGACTTAGCCAACTTGCCGGCGTTGGAAACCTTTAACAGCGCCGCACCATATTCCTCGGTGGACTTCGTTTTCTTCTCTGTGAAAACCGCTGACGCAGCTTGCAGAGCCAAGAGCGTCACCAAAGCCCCGCCCGCAGCCTTACCAACCGCCCCAATCCCGCGAGCAGCGCCAGGTGCCGTAGTGGCAAGAGCAGCCATCGACGCCCTAAACTCCACGAGTCTCGGCAGGACCGTCAGAAGACCGCCGCCCAACAGGACCACAGCGCCTATGACACCAGCGGCGCTCACGCTGAACTGAAGCATCGGCGCGGGGATCTTGCCGACCGAATCCACCAACCCCTCAAGGCCCTGAACCAGCCCGCGCAAAGCCTCAGAGGCAGCGCCGCCGCCCTTGATAAGAACCGAATCGAACGAACCGCCCAGCTTTTCGAGGTCACCTGCAAGATTGTCCTGCTTGATAGAAGCAGTTACAGCCGCATAGCCAGCCTCATTCACGGCCTCGGTCCACTTCTGAACACCGGCAGGACCAGCATCATAGAGAGACTGCGCAGCACCAAGCGCCTCATTGCCAAAGATTTGCGCCAGAGCGGCGTTACGCGTCTCTGAACTCAGCCCGCCGAGCTTGTCCTGGAGAACTCCTGAAACCTTCTCAAGTCCGATGAACTCGCCCTGTGCGTCAAAGAATGAAATGCCAAGCTCATCCATGGTCTTCTTGGTAATCTCGGCGGGCTTAGTCATTGAGACGAGCATCCCGCGGAGTGCCGTCCCAGCCTTCTCGCCGATGATTCCGTTAGAGGCAAACAGTGCCAGCGCCCCGGTCGTATCCTCAATCGAGATACCCAAGCCCTTAGCGGGCACACCTGCATACGACAACGCAAGGCCCAAGTCCTGAACCGAACCCTGAGCCTTACCAGCACCAGCAGCCAAGAGGTCCGCGACGTGAGGCAAGTCCTTGCCAGAGAGCTTGAACTGGGTGATCGCCGTAGCGGCGATTTCCGCAGCGTCAGCAACAGCCAGCGACCCCGCGGCGGCGAGGGACAGTGCGCCCTTTAAGCCACCGTTGAGAATATCAGCGGTCGAAACACCAGCCTTAGACATTTCATCAATCGCATTGGCTGCTTCTTTCGCGGAAAACGCGGTATCTGCGCCAGCCTCAATAGCAGCCTCTCGCAGCAAGTCCATATCCCCGGCAGTGGCATGAGTGGAGGACTGGACTTCAGACATGGCCTTGTCAAATTCCATGGCGGATTTCACGGCGAGGGCAACACCAGCAAGCAGCGCACCGCCCATCACCATTCCGGCCTTGCCAACTCGGTCGAGGTGCTGCTCGTTCTCTTGTGCGAATTTGCCGAGACGGTTGCCAAAGTCACTAGCGGCCTGCTGCGCCGTGCGCATTCCAGCGATAAAGCCTTGTACACGGGCCTCAATAGCAATCGAAATGGATCGGTCTGCCATAAAGGCCCCCTATTAAATGGATGCGCCATGCCCTACACTGGCGAAATGAAAGATGAAACGGCGACCACGAAAAAGCGCCCCGGAACGCGACTAATGGCAACCGGCCTGGTCGTCTTGGTTCTGGGATTTATTCTCTTGATCGTCAACCTCACCAATCCGGTGACTAATTACGTCGCGGGCGCTGGTTTGGTTACAACGCAAAGCCCTAGCGTCGGATCAATAGTGCTCATTCTGGTTGGGCTCGTAATGTCCGCTGTCGGATTTGGCAGACGCGTACTCTCAGCTATGGAGAAGTAACTGCTAATCCCTCAAGGTGGGGATGAACATTAGCGCGTCGAAACCTGGCTGATCCCGGTAAGCCTCAGCCGCCTTGCCTCGCGCCGTTGTGGCGTGGCATCGGATCGGCAGACCAGCCGTGT